GATACAGGAACTACCCAAGCTTTATTTTGGGATGCTAGTGCTGAGAGATTGGGTCTGGGGACAACTTCGCCTGATTATGCTCTTGACATAAGAGACGATTCAAATATTCAATTAAAAGTTTCATCTACTACTACAACCAATAACGCAAGAATAACGTATGCCATTAACAATCAACAAAAATGGAATCATGGGGTACAGGCATCTGATACCTCATTTACTTTTTATGATATTGTTAATAATCTTAGCCCATTTAAAATAGAACAAGGTGCATCAACTAACACCCTTGTAGTAGATTCTAATTCTAGGGTGGGTATTGGAACTAATAATCCAAGCACTCTACTGCATTTACAAAGCACTGACCCACGCATAACCCTTACAGATACTAGCTTATCAGGTAATTGTAGCCATCAAATAAGAGGTGCTGACCAGTTTTTAGAACTTTCTGCTGATACAGGAAATAGCCAAGCAGGTTCAGTAATTAAGTTTAGCGTTGACGGAAGTGAAGCTGGAAGGTTTGATAGTAGCGGGAATTTATTAGTTTCTACTTCTGATAATTCACCAGTAGGTAATAATGTAGCAGGTGGTATAGCTCTATTATCTAATGGTTCAGGTCAATTTAGTCGTGACGGTGGTACACCTCTTTTAATTAATCGTAAAACTTCAGATGGAGAGTTACTAAGGTTTAATAAGGATGGCTCAACAGTTGGAAGTATTGGTACTGCAAGTAGCGAACTTTATATAGGTTCAACAACAGGTAATGATGCGTTTTTAAAATTTGGTTATGGTGCTATATCACCTTCAACAAGTGCTGGTGCAAACTCAGATAATTATATTGATTTAGGTAAAACTACCTCAAGATTCAAAAACCTTCACCTTTCAGGTACAGTTAATGCAGGTTCAATAGCATCTTCAGTAACAGCCACTACTCAGTCAGCAGGAGACAACTCTACAAAAGTTGCAACAACAGCATATACAGACACAGCTATAGCTAACCTAGCTGACTCTGCACCTGGTACACTTAACACTCTTAACGAACTCGCAGCTGCCCTGGGGGATGATGCAAACTTCTCAACAACTGTAACAAATAGCATAGCTACAAAATTACCACTAGCTGGCGGAACCATGACTGGTGCCCTTAATATGGGATCCCAGAACATTACAAATACAGGAACTATTACTTTTGATGGTGGTACTACATCTGCTAACTTAAACTTTGGCGATGGTGACAAAGCAGTATTTGGTAACTCTTCAGATTTACAAATTTACCATGACGGTAGTCATAGTTATGTAAGAGATGTTGGAACTGGTAATTTAAGATTACAAGGTACGAATCTTAATTTACAAAATGAAGGTGGAACAAAAAATTATTTAGTTGCTACTAATGGTGGTGCAGTAACTCTATATCACAATAATTTGCCTAAGTTTGAAACCACTAGCGGTGGTGCTTCAATTACTGGAGAATTAGATACTACGGGCAACATAGCCATTAATAAAGATGTGGCAAAACTTACCATTAACAACAATGTTTCTAATGGACAGGCAGGTATTGATATTAAAAATACAGGTCTTCATGCAAGGTATATATTAGATGGCGATGATCTGTTTAGAATTTATAATCAAACAAGTGGGTTTGATACTTTCGCTGTTAAGTCAGATGGCGATTTATATATGGGTTCTACTAAGTGGTTTGATTTAAGCAGAAACCTTACCAACATAGGAACTATCTCTAGTGGAAACATTACAACAAGCGGTTTTGTGCAGTCTAATAACTCTACTGCTTTTACAGCAAATGGCTCTGGCGTAATATTAAGAACAATAGCACCAGCAGTAGAATCAGGGCATACCACTAAACATGAAATGAACTATGGCTGGGCAAGTACAAACGATAGAACTTATCAAGCACCTAAAATAGATGGTACTGCCAATTATAGCCATGAGTTTGGCTACGACTTTGCTAATGAAAATTGGTATTTTGATGATTTATTATCAGTAGGTACTATCTCTAGTGGTTCTATCTTAGCAACAGTTAATAACTATCAATTAAGACTGCGAAGAGCAGATAACGCAGATGATGATTGGAAATTTTATTCATGGGAAAGTGGATTAAATATATTTCCTGCTTCAGCATCCTCTGTATTTTTTGGTAGAGATGGAGCAAGTACAGATGTAAGTGTTTATAATGGCAATCTTAAAATTGGTACAACTACTGTTATAGACTCCTCTCGTAATCTACAAAACATAGGAACTATATCTAGTGGTGCTATAACAACTAGTGGCAAGTTTCGTATGAATTTAGGTGCTAATCCATCACCTGCAACTACAGATTATTTATATATTGGTGGAGATGATTTAGGTGGTTCAGATGCCGCTATTTATTTAGGAAATAGAGGAAATGGTACTGGGTATGGGTGGAGATTTTTTTATGAAGGTTCAGGCAATAGCAACAATAATAAATTAATTATTAAGTCAGAAAATTTAGGTAGTCCAGTTAACGCTTTAAGTTTTACACAAGATGGGAGTGCCACCTTTGCAGGAACTATCTCTAGTGGTGCTATAACTGCTAATTCTTCAGGAACAAATACAGTAACTATAGATGGTACTGGTACAAAAACACTAAGAAGCTACCATGATAGTGGCGGTGTTGGATGGGCAACAGGCTCAGGTACAAGCTACACTAATTTGCTTTACTTAGATGATAATAATGATCGTGTGAGAATTTATACAGAACAAGCAGAAAGGCTTAGAATTAATGCAACTGGTATAGATGCAAGAACTGGTGGATTTAGAATAAATGCAACTACTGTAATAGACTCCTCTCGTAATCTTACTAATATAGGAACTATCTCAAGTGGGGCTATTACTGCTTCAGCACCTATTAAAGTATTACAACCTAGTTCATCAACGAATAATGAATTATTAGTATTAGAAGCAGACGACCCTAATGCAGATCTTATTATGACTGATAATACGGGTTCTATTAGATTGAGAACAAGTGGTAGTGGTGATTTTGTATTATTTACTGGCGGTTCTGCTACAAGTCAAAATGCTTCAGGTTCGACACAAGCTCTTCTTATAGACCAAGCTCAAAACGCAAGTTTTGCTGGTTATGTTACATCAAGTGATTATTTACAACATTTTAGTTATTTATATTCTAGGAATAATTTAAGAGTATTAAATGCAGCTGGGAATGGTTGGCATGATTGGGCTACGAGGTCAAATGGAACTTTTAACTTAAATGTAGGAACTATCTCAAGTGGAAATATCTCTAGTGGTGCTATTACAAGTACAGGTAACACTGTTTTTACTGGAAGTGGTTCTAGTGGTTATGCATTTGAAGTAAAAAGAGGTAGTGATGGCTCAGATTCATTCAGGGTTTTAAATACAGGCGAAGTTTTAGTAAATAATAATTATTTTTATGTTACCTCTAGTCAAGGCTCATATTTTCAGAATGCTGCGAGATTTAGAGGAGGTATTAGTAATGATACCTCAGGAGTTGCATTAACTGTTGGTGATGATTTAAATGTTGATGGACTTATTCAAATTTCAGGAACTAATGTATTAACTAATTCTCGTGCCTTAGTAAATATAAATTCAATAAGTAGTGGTGCTATAACAAGTACAGGTGCTATATCAGCAGAAGATAATATCTACCTAACTGATGCAGGAACTGTAAGGGGTAAATTATTATTAAATGCTTCAGATAGAGACAATGTAGAGCTTAGAGCAGAATCATTAGGCTCAACAATGAAGTTTTTTACAGTTGGTACACAGGCTTTATTATTAAACTCATCACAAAACGCCACTTTTGCAGGAACAATACAAAATGGGTCGGTTTGGATTAATGATGGAACAAATTTCAATAACTATGACGAAAATATAAGATTATTTAATCCAGCAAATAATGTTTCAGTAATCGCATTTAGTGCCACAGGTACTGGAGGAGTTCCTACAACTTCAATATTAGGATATTCAGATAGATTTGAGACAAGACTAGGAAGCACATGGAGATCAAGATTATATTCTAGCGGTCTTTATGTAAATGGTGGATATTATGTAGGCGGAACAGAGGTTATTTCAAGTGCAAGAAACCTAACCAACATAGGAACTATCTCTAGTGGTGATATAACAACATCAGGTGATCTTTATCTTAGTGAATATATTTATCACACAGGTGATACCGACACATACATTAGAATACAAGATAATTCTTGGACATTTAGAACAGGTGGTGGCGATAGGGTAGTTATTGATAACAGTGAAATGACCACAAAAGACATTAATGTCGGTGGTACTGGAAATGCATCAGTTAAAGTAAGACATATAGAAGGCAAAGCTCCAAATAGTGCTAGTTATGAAGGTTTATATTTAAACTACAATTCAACATATCCTGTTTTTATTGGACAAAGTGCGAGTAACTCAGATTTATATTTATATGGTGCTTTAAGAATAGGAAGTACAGCAGTTATAGATGCTTCTCGTAATATGAGCAATATAGGAACTATCTCTAGTGCTAGACTTATTGTAAATTCAGGAGCAAATGTAAGTCAATTTCATTCGCACCATACTACTGGTCATGATGATTGGCAGGTGTCGCCTATTTCTATTAGAGAAAGAGGATTAAATACCAATAACTCAACCAATAACCAGTATTCTCCAAACTTAAACTTCCATTGGTCAAGTGTAGTATCAAGAAGTTTAACGATGACTAGTGATGGTAATTTTACGTTAGGTGAATGGACTGCTTCAGGTACACCTGAAATGTCAGGCAATTTATCTTTCTTAAATACTGCAGGTTATAGAGTTAATAATACCAATGTAATAGACTCATCAAGAAACCTAACTAATATAGGCACTATATCTTCAGGTACTATTACAGCAAATGGTGGAGGTAATCAGCATGAATTTACATCTAGCTCTGATGGACCGCTAATAACAAAGTCAACAGATGCTACAACAGGTATAGGTTTTACTGACAACAGTGCAACTGACTATATATTTTATAGAGGAAGTCTTAACCATTTTTATACTAACAGTGGGACTTTAGGTATTGGCTTGGCTTCAGTAGGTACTGGACAAAAACTAAATGTTGCAGGTGGTATTGGCATTTCAGGCTCTACTGTAATAGACTCCGCAAGAAACCTAACTAATATAGGCTATCATGAAACATCTTCTACAACTCCACATCGTTATACAGCAAATGGTAATACTGGAACTTATAACAAAACTGTTACTTATATAAATCAAAACAATACTAGTGGAAGCACAGCTAACGGCATGTTTATTGAGATGGGAAGAATTACAGATTCATCCTCTGCTGAAGTTAGACACTTTGTTGTTGGTGCTAGAGGTGGACAAATTAACTTTAAAGTTAACGGTAGTGGTACAGGGACTTTTACAGGAGATGTTGTAGCTTACTCAGATGAAAGACTAAAAAGTAACATACAAACATTAGATGGTAAAAAAGCATTACAAATGCGTGGAGTCAGTTTTGAAAAAGATGGCAAAAATAGTTCAGGAGTTATAGCCCAAGAAATAGAAAAGATTGCACCAGAGCTTGTTCATACCAATGACGATGAAATGAGCACTAAGTCAGTAGCTTATGGCAACTTGGTTGGTTATCTAATTGAGGCTGTAAAAGATCAACAAAAAGAGATAGAATATATGAAACTAGAACTTAAACTTTTAAAGGAGAATAATAATGGCGATTAGTAGTGTAACAACAGTTCAAAGATGTGAGGTTTATCCTCTTTCTGATACAAGTGCCGAGAATACATCAAACGCAAAACACCCATCTGTACTAGTGGTTTACAATCACAGTCTAACAGGAACAGGCAACGATGCTGGCGTAGACGGTACTGTAAGCACAACAGTAAAAAATATTTTTAAATTTGTAGAAGACGGCGGATCTGCTACAGATGTATCAGGTGAAGACGCATTAGTGCAAACTGTATGCGGAGCTATTTGGTCATAAGTTATGGCAGTTCCTATTTCAGGGGCTATATCATTAGCTAAAATCCGTAATGAGTTTGAGCAAAATAACTATGCTCATTCCTTGTATGGGTTTACCACAGGACCAACATCTCTTGCAGCTGTTTGGGCAGGAACGTATGGGGCAATCAATACAGCAGCCTCTGATCCTGGCGGAACTCTTTATTCTTCCAAAACAGCAGCCCCCCACAGGGTGGGAGAAATTTTAGGGTATAACCATGATTTTTCTTCTGCAACAACTTATATAAATTCTTTTTCTTCTGAGTCATCTAGTTCAGATAGTAATACCTCGTGCGGTATACAACTTAGGGTTCAATACCTGAATGGAAACATAGAAGTAAAATTTTATGGATCGGGGGATATAGATTCTCAATCAGACAATACTCTTCTTTACAGAATAACAAATCCTCCTGCGGGATATACAGTAAGACATAATGAGGTTTCTTTGACAGACGCTGCTAGTGGAAGCGATGAAAATCCATATTATAGTGGTTCTAGTATTGGATATGATGGGTCAGCTGTCTCAATACCAGCATCAACCTCTTTTGTAGACTTTGATGCAAATTTAGATTCGGGGGGAGATTTTGAAGATCCTGGAACCTCTGATTGGAATTTCAGCAGCCAACTTATTTTTGAAAAGAGCGGTAGCACAACTTACACTTATAGTTTTACATTTAGCTTGACCGCTGAAAACAGCGGGGAGGGTGGTGAATAGTATAAGTTTCAGAAAATTATATGTGGACTAATTTAGTTGATTAATCAATCAAATGATATAATAAATGCTTCACACAGGAGGTGAAATATGGATTTTTTATTAGATATAATAACAACAGTTACTTACATTGTTACTGGTGCGTCTTTAATAGCTGCTTGGACTCCGTCTCAAAAGGATGATAAGTGGATAGGAAAGATGTTTTCCTACATAGATTTACTTGCACTTAATTTTAAAGTCAAGAAATAAGTAAATGGATGCGGTTGCGATAATAACCGAATTAGGTTTTCCTGTTGCAGCTGCATTCGGACTAGGTTGGTTTATATACAAATTAATAATGCGTATTGTAGACGGCATGGAAACTAAACTCGATGTTGTTGATCAAAAGGTAGCAGAACAAATATCAGCAATAGAAGAGCGTTTAGGATCTAAACTTGATTCTCAACACGGTATTCTGGTAGCATTAATTGACAGAGTGCGAAGTTTAGACAACGAGATTATAAGGCAAGATACTCTTATAAAAACTATTCTCGGAGTACCACAGTTAATAGATAGCAATAAGATTGCTAAGGCGGATAGAGATGACCAAAGAAGAGATTAAAGAAGCCAAAGAAAAAGATTTAATAATTAAAATTGTATCTTTGATAGGCATAGTTTTATTTGTATGTATATTTGTACAGAATGTAAAATCAGATGAAATGGTACATAAATTTAAGTCGCCTTCTTTTTCGGGTATAGGAACATCAGCTCATTATTTAACTATAGAAAATCAACAATATTCTAGGCGTATGACCGTGAAGGCAGAGCTGAAAGCATTGCAAGATGAAATAGAAAGAGACAAAGAAAATACAACACTTGCAAGATTTATAAGAAACTTAGAGTCTAGAATATATGCACAGTTATCTAGACAGCTTGTAGAGAATCTATTTGGAGAGACTCCCAGCGATAGTGGTGTTTTAACTTTAGAAGGAAACACTATAGAGTATAATGTTGTAGACGGAATAATAACTTTAAACATTACAGATTCAGATGGTAATACGACAACTATATCTCTTCCTATCGGGAATTTTGCTTTCTAGCTGTGCTTTATTATTTGACCCAATAGAAAACAACATACCCCCGTTACAAAGAATAGAGAAGCCAGAGATTGGATCTCTTCTTGTATATGAGCTTGCATCAATAAAAAATGCAAATAAGGTAAAGCCAGTTATAGCTATATACGCAGGATCTTTTACAGACCAAACAGGGCAAAGAAGAAGTAATAGCAACTATGCAACATTCTCAACAGCAGTAACACAATCCCCAGACGCATATCTTATAAGAGCACTTAAGCATGCTGGAAGTAATAATGACGGCTTTTTTGAAGTTGTTGAACGTGTTGGATTGGACAACGTAACAAAAGAACGTCAAATAATAAGAAGTACACGAAAAGAATTTAAAGAAAATACACAATTACAGCCATTAATGTTTGCAGGTTTGCTAATGCAGGGTGGTGTGATATCTTATGAAAGTAACCTAAAAAGCGGTGGTGCAGGTGCTAGATATCTTGGAATAGGAATGTCTAGACAATATAAGCAAGACACAGTGACTATATCATTAAGAACTGTATCTGTAAGTACGGGAAAGGTTTTGCTTGAAGTGTTGGTAACAAAGACAATACTTAGTGCATCTATTGATAGTGATGTTTTTAGATTCATAACTGATGCAACTGAGCTGGTAGAAATTGAGGGCGGTTTAGTTAGGAATGAGTCTACAAACATAGCATTACAAACAGCTATAGAAACCGCAGTATTACAAACAATTAAGGAAGGTGCAGAAAAAGGATATTGGAGCATTTATGAAAACATTAAAACTATTAACTGCGATGATGATTGTGTTTCCGCTATACGCGGCTGACAACGAAATATATGTTGACCAATCAGGAGCTACAGCTAACATAGATTTAGAACAACTAGGATCATCTAATATTATTGGAGGTCTTAATTCAATAGCAGGAACCCTCACACCACTAGATCTTGATGGACTTAATTTAACACTTGATATTAATCAAATAGGTAATACTAATAAATTTCTAGGTGATATATATGGCGATAACGTAACGGGTTTTTTTGAGTTTGACGGCGATAGCAACACCTTCACAATTCAAGCAGATCCAACAGATACTTACGGCATAAGTGGTTCAGATTATAATGTTGATGTAACTGGAAATTCTAATACATTTACCTTAGATACAGGAGTAAGTGCACTCAGTGAAAATCTAGATCTTGATTGGATCATCAATGGCGACAGCAACACATTTGATTTTGATATAAACTATGATGGTGCCACTAACTATGTAGATGTTGATGGCGACAGCAATACAGTTAATTTTACAGGAAGTGGTTATGCAGGAGGATATTTCTACCTTGATCAAACGGGAAACAGTAGAACCTTCAACATCATACAGTCTTCAACTCTTGCTTCTGATTGGTTACAGATTAACTCTACTGGTTCTAATGGCACTATTTGTGTCGTTCAGAACGATGGCGGAACCTCCACAGGCTGTTGATATAGGAAATATATCTGAGCTCACGGGCTCAGCACAGGTTATAAGAGACAAGCCATATCAGGCAAAACAAAGATTTGATATACAGCAGAATGATGAAGCTATTACTACTAATGGTCGCATGGCTATTACCTTCCTTGATGAGTCTCAGGTAAAGTTAACAGAGAACTCAACTCTAACTATAGACGAATATATATTTGACCCCAACCCCAGTAAATCAAAAATGGCTATTACGTTTGGACTTGGTACTGCTAGGTTTATTACTGGCGGATTAAACAAAATAGACAAGAACAATATAGATCTTAAAACGCCAACAGCTAACATAGCAATTCGCGGTACTGACTTTACGGTTACTGTAGATGAGATAGGCAGATCATTATTAATCCTTTTGCCAAATGAACTGGGTGTTGCAAGCGGGGAAATAATAGTCACCACGGCAATAGGTTCAGTAACTCTTAATAAACCATACCAGGCAACAACAGTTGATGTCTTTGAAAAATCTCCAAGCCCACCAGTGATACTTGACCTAACTCTAGACCTGATAGACAACATGCTAATAGTAACGCCACCAAAGCAAGAACAAGTAATAGAAGACTCTATTCAGACAAACAAAAAAAGCATTCTAGATTTTGATGACCTGGACATAGATTATCTGGAAGAAGACTTTTTAGATTCTGATAAAGATCTAGAGTTTACAGAGCTAGATATAAACTATTTAGATGTAAATTTCTTAGAAGACTTATTAGATGTAATAGATGCACTACAAGAAATAAAGCAGGAAGATCAGCTAGCCCAAGACGCAACATCTATCAATATAGTTGGAACTAAATTTGGTCAAGATCTAAACACACAAATAACCTCTTTTGTAACAGGAGAGGTGTTGACCATTATGCGTAGCGTAAGCGATACTGCTAGGTTAGATGTAGACTCATCTCAGAGCTATACTATTATCTTTTTACAAGACGGCACTTCTAATATTATTAAAGTAAACGGCGGAACAGGTAGCACTATTAAAATCACTCAAACTAATTAATGAAACGTATACTATTCACAATACTTATAATACTAGGAATGCCATTAGTATTTAAAAGCACTCCTACAGAAATACTTAAATTAAAAATATACGATGCTTTAGTCAAAGAACAGGATCCATCTGGTTATTTTACAGTCATAAATCTTGATGAAGATTTTATAAATCAAGAGGGCGGATATCCAGTTCCAAGATCCAGGCTTGCACAAATAAATAAAGATATATTAGATGCTGGTGCTTTGGGGGTGGGTTGGGTTATTGCATTTCCTCACCCAGATCGACTCGGGGGAGATAAAGAATTTGCAGAGTCTTTACAACAAGGTACATCAATATTGGCAATGTTTGAAGCCCCAAATCAAATATACCCAAAAACAGTTGGAACTGTAATGCTGGGTACAGGTAAAGGTGGTATGTTATCCAAAGGTGTAGTTCAAAATACTAACAACCTTAGAAATTATATACAACAGGGTATTGCAACTGCACCTACCGATATAGACAATCTTGTCAGAAGAATACCTTTATTATTAAAAACACCTGACGGATATGTTCCCGCGTTTGGTACGGAGGTTTTAAAAGCACTCGTTGGTGCAGATACTTATGTCATCAAAAGCAATGAGCTTGGCATAGAAGAGATAAGGGTGAAAGGATTAGATCCTGTTAAAACAGATTCACTGGGAAGAAAGTGGATTAGTTGGATAAGAACACCAGAAACCACATTGGATGAAATGAATGTTCTTAATAAGTTTGTTTTTATTGGAGTTACTGCTCCAGGAATCTCACCACAAATAGCAACCCCAGTTGGATTATTAGAACCACATAAAATTCAAGCTGCATTATCTGAGTCAATTCTTGTAAAAAACTCTCCAAGGGTTCCAGATTTTGCTTTGGCGTTGGAAATTGCAATTTTTGGAATTTTCGTGTCTCTGACATGGCTTGTAATCAATTATCTTGGTGTTACTAAGGGCATATGTATGGCAGTAATTTTGCTGTTAACCACGGGGCTCTCAGGAGTTATTAGCATTCAAAAAGGGTTTTTGATAGATTTTTCGTGGACTTTTGTGTCTCAGTTTATAACTGGAGCTATTGCGTTCTATTTGAACTTTAGAAAGCAGCATAAATTGCGTCAACAGATAAAAAAACAATTTGAACATTATCTAGATCCAAGACAAGTTAAACAATTACAAAAAAATCCAGACCTCCTGAAACTCGGGGGAGAAAAAAAAGAAGCAACATTTTTATTTACAGATGTTAGAGGCTTTACAAATTTAAGTGAGAAGCTAGAACCAGAACAAGTAACAGAAATTATGAACAAGGTTTTAACAGTTCAAGTGGAATGCGTTCAGGCTCATGGTGGTATGGTAGATAAATTTATTGGCGATGCATGTATGGCTATTTTTTCAGCACCACTATATTTAGATCAGCATGAGAAGAGAGCGGTAGCTTGTGCACAAGATATGAGAACAGCAATAAGACAGTTGCAAAAAGAATTACCAGAACCAATAGCAATTGGTATTGGAGTAAATACTGGATATGCAGTTATTGGAAACATGGGATCACAAACTAGATTTGATTATTCTGCTATTGGTGACTGTGTAAATACAGCTGCTAGATTAGAGTCAGCAACCAAGGAGGCGGGCGTAGATATATTGATTGGCGAATCAACTGCAAAAAAAGTCAATAATAAGTTAAAATTGTTAGAACCAATAAAAGTTAAAGGAAAAGAAAAGCCTTTAATCATATATACAGTTTAAGAGGAATTATGAAAGCATTATTAAAAAACATAGTAGGTGCAGTCGCCCCAACCCTGGGTTCTGCATTGGGCGGACCAATGGGAGGCATGGCAGCTAATATGATATCTGAAGTACTAGGCGTTCCCAACACACCTAAGTCAATACAAAAAGCCATACAAGAAGCAACACCAGAACAAATGCTTGAGCTAAAAAAAGCAGAGCAGGCATTTGAAGTTCAGATGAGAGAGCTAGATGTAGATGTCTTTAGGCTAGAGGTTGCTGATGGACAGG